ATAAAATTAATAAAAAATAAAGGGACTGGGGCGAACCCCAGTCTCTTTAAAATATAAATGCTTACTTCATTAACATGAAATTGTTAGCACCTTGTGTAACTAAACATCTTTCTGATAACATGTGTAGTTGCATCGCGTCTAATGCTGAAGTAGCAGCACCAACTGAACCAGTAACCCATGTTTTCATTCGTCTGTCATCAGTTTGAGAAGCTCTATAACGAACATGTAAAAATGGACGTTTTAGATTTTTCCCTAACATTTGATCATAAACTGTAGATGTACCAGCTGGAACAATAACCCCTCTGATCGCGTTAGCACCAGCAGTGTCATTAATACCACCTCTTGTAGCTTTATCATTTAAGTATCTAAAGTCAGATTTGTAGAAATCATAAGAACCTCTACGGAATCCAGAGAAACCTAAATTAAGAGCCATATCTTCAGAATTGTCAAATACTCCATAAGAAGTACCACCAGCGCCATAAGAATTCATTGAAGCTAGCATGTCATCCATCGCTAACGAAGTAGCTCTGTTAACAAACATCATGTTTTCTTCAATAGCACCTTGCTTATCAAACTCAGCTAAGATAGCGTCAAATTCAGCTAAATCAGTAGCAGCATTAACACCAGTTACACCCGAAGTTGAATTACCTCTATCTTCGATAGCAGCAAATAAACCTTCAGTACCAACCGTGTCACCACTTGAATTTCCAAGAAACGCGTCAACGTCATTAGCAGCACCAGAACCACCAGCACCGAAATTGTGAGCGTTGTCATCACCAAGTTCACCTTCTAACATTGCCATTTCTAAATAATCAGTAAAACGAGCTCTTGTATCAGATTCAGCTTTTAGATACCATAAGTAACCAGAAGCACCTGTTTCAGAAGCTACTTCAACCCAACCAATTCTAGATGCATCAGATCCTGATACTTCGTAGTAATCTCTAATAATAATTGGTTTGTTAGAGAAAGTTTTGAATTTTGGTTCAATAGCTTTATGAGAATCAGAAGCTGCCGCACCAACACCAGTGTAATAAGATACACCTTTTGCATATTCAGAACCATAAACCATTAAAGTTGTTTTCTTATTAGCAGTAGCTCCTGATGTAGCAATTGTACTACCATCATAAGCTTTAACGGTAACATCGCAATCGTTAGTACCAGCAAAACCTGTTACTATACCTTTGTAAACTCCATTAGGAGAAGATACAACAACAGTGTCAGCTAATCTAACACCATGCGTTACTGAAATACCACCAGCCGCGTAATTATTTCCATCAATATCAGCTTGTATTGTGATAGTATTATCACCATCGATATTACATAAATAAGATAAGTGTAATCTACCTTGCTCTGACCAAATAACTTGATCAGCAGTCATAGATTCTTCAGCCCCAACTTGTGATAAGAAACCTGAAATAGTTCTCGGTCCGAAAACTTCAGCTTCTTTCTCCATTAGGTCTGGTACATATTGTTGACCCCATCCAGACGTGCTGTTAAGATCTAAATAATTTGTAGATAATGTTTGCTGTATTGGAGCTGGAACACTATTCAAATTATTACCTGCAGTAATTGCCATAATTTTGTAATTTTAAATTGTTATTTATTTTTATTTCTAATTCTAAACTTAAAGTCTTCAGACGTATCACCTAACACTTTTACTTTTATACCATCAGCTTCAATTTCACCATGAGATTGTCTAGGTGCCATATCAACATTTTTAGCTTCTTCTATACTATTTTTTATAGCATCAGCTTTTCCTTGTTCATAAAAATGATTAGCTATTTGATCCGCATTCGCAGCTGTGTATAAAGATTTATGAAACTCCTTAGCGTCGTCTAAGTGATTGTTTTTATCCAAAAACTTTTTGAAAAAATTATCACTATTGCTTTGAGCTTCCTTTACAGAATCTACATCTTTAATATTAAATCTAAATTTTTTGTCTCCGACATTGTATTCAAAACCTTTGAATTTATCGTTAAATAGACTATTAGTTTTATTTTCAAAAGTAGATCGCTGTGATTTTGCTATCGCCTCGTTATCTTTAGACTCCTTGTTGTATCTATTAAAGAAATCAATTGCTTTTTGTTGTTCGCTCGTAAGCTTACTTCCAGCTTTAATTTCTTCATAGTATTTGGATTTGTTCTCTTCCAATTGAGTTTTAGCGTTGGCAACTTGCTCTTTTAACGCTAATTTTTTTCTTCGTATTTCTTTATCGTCATCTTCCTCTTCGTCGTAAGAGAATTGATCTTCCATAAGAAAGTTAATTTCTTCTTGATTTAAATGAGGTTTTGTTTGCTTATAATATTCATATAGTAAGTCGGTTTCATCTAATTTACTATAATCTTGATTAAGTTTAACATAATCATTTAAATCTCCACCAGTTTCATCCATAAAATTTACTAGTTTTTGGATATTTTCTGGTAATTCTACTCCAGCAGCCTCAGTCTCTGCCGCTGCTTCTATAATTTGTTCCTGTGGTGTTTCTTCAACAACTGTATTTTCTTCAGTTATCTCTTCTAAAGTAGGTGTTTCTTCAACTGGTTTTTCAATTTCCTTAACCTCTACTTGTTCTTTCTCCACAACTGGAGTTTCTTCTATTTTTTCAGTTTCTTTATTTAAATCAACCTTAGTTATAGATTCTTCTTCTATAATAGGTTTCATTTTCATTTTTTCTTTAACCTTTGTAACATTGCCTTTTGTTTCGTTACTATCTGGTTGTTTTTCTTTTTTTGCTTTTACTTTTATTTTACCAGTAGAATCGTCTGCCACTGGAGCTTCTTTTTCTTTTTTTGCCATAATATAATATAATAATAGTTAATAAATTTATCTAGGATCAAAACCACCTAAGCTAAAATTTTCTAATGAATCATCAAATGATTCAAAGTTTTTAGGTGGATTGCCCGACTTTCTTTGTTCAATCATCTCGCTTTGTTGAGTTGCTTGAATTTTTGTTCTTTCATCTTTACGATCTTCTTTTTCCTTCTCTCTTGATTTCATACCTTGAACCTCTAAACCTTTTAATTGCATGTTCATTTGATGTTCAAATAATAAAATTTCTTTTTTCATTTGGTGATCTTGTTGAGCTTGTGTAGAAGTAATTTGCGCTTTTATTTGTTCTAATTGAGCTTGGGTTTGAGCTACAGCTTGGTTCTTTTGCATTTCTGCTTGGGCTTGCGCTTGAGCCGCTTGTTGTTGTGCTTGAGATTGAGCTTGTATATTTTGTTGTTGCATTAATTGATCTCTATCTTGTTTCTTTCTTCTACGTATTTTTAATAGTTGATTTGCAAATTTAATATTATGTACGTTTCTAAGATCAATAGCGTCTTCTAGTTCAATACTTTGTTGTTGAAGAGCCATTTGAATATTATTTTCTAACATCATTCTCTCTTCTTCATCAGGAAGTAAATCTATAAATATACCAAAATCGTAAAGATGTAATTCAGACATTTCTTCTAACGTAGCTACATTGTGAGCTCCAATAGCTTGTATGAAAGCGTCTTTAGTTGGAGAATACTCTATAATATCAGATATTCTAAGAGTGAGACATTCTGCTACTTGAGATGTTAAAAATAATCCAGCATCTAATATATGTCTTGTTGCTGTATTAGAATTAGCAGCTGCCATTTTTTGTATTCCAACTAAAGCGTTTTTCTCTGGCATACTACCATCTCTAGCCTCGTTAAGACCAGTCACATCTCTTATCATTTGCATGTAATAATTATATGTACCTATAAGAGATTGCATTTTTTGTCCTCCACTACCACTAGATATTTCTTGAATAGGAATTTTACCTGGATTCATATCACCATCTGATGTAAAACTTCTACCTATAACAGAACCAGTTTGGAAGAACATATTTAATGCTTCTTGTGGATTATAATTCGTTCCATTGCCTAAATCAATTTCAGCTAAACCATCGGCGTCTAAATAAACACCATCCGGTACTAATCTAGACATTACTTGTTGAAGTTTTAAATGTGTTAATTGAATCATATCAGCAAAACCAGTAATTCTTTTTACTATAGAATCAATTTTACCATTATACATTCTTGGAGCTACTATAGCGTAGTTCATTTTTACTTTAGTATAATCACTTTTTGGCCTTATCATATTTCTAGCCATTTCCCACTTTAACAACTTATCTGAACCAAGAACCATAGCGCCATCATATAAACATTCTATAGATCTAGAAACTCTACTATAGTCTCCTTCTTTGTTTTCAGGAGGATTATACGAATCAGTTTTCTTTAATATTTTATCTCCTCCGCTCCCTGTTTCTTTTACTTTATAAACTTCGTTCATATATGTCTTATAATTAAAATATAAAACTTGAACCTTGTTGTTATCATTATCATGATCAATATGTCTATTAGTTGCACTACTGCTAATAAAACCATTTTTTTTCACCACTTCTTCTAAATCACTTTCTGTTAGATGTGGGAATTGTTTTGCTAATTCGTTTACAGGTATCTCTTTAACTTCTCCTACATAATATATATCTTCAAAATAAGGTGAATCACTATAAGAATAAACTAAGTTAGCTGGATCAACATAATCAATAACAACTCCCTCTGATGTATTAAAAGAAGTTTTAACCGCTCCAATACCAAGAACTGTTAAATCATAGTAAAAACGTTTTTTAACTAAATCATAATCATTACCTCTCATTAAAACTTCTAACGCTTGTTCTTCTGCCAATTCAACAGCCTGTTTGTAAGAAAGCTGCATGTGTAATTTTAATTCTTCTTCTGTTTCTGGTATTTCATCAGGATCATTCTCTGTTAAATCTACTCCAAAACCAGCTTTAGCAGCCCTATTAAATTCTTCAGATCTCATATCTCTTAATAGAGACTCCATGTATTCAGTTCTTTTTTCAACGCCATAAGGATCTTGAGAGAAAGCTTTTATATCATACATTCTATCAGTCATACCATTAACAACTATATCTACAAATTTAGGTATAATTGGAACAGGCGTCCAGTCTAAATTTAAATAGGACAAATCACCGTTTATAGATAATTCATCCTTATATTTCTGTATAGATTGTTCTCCTCTAGCGTACAATCTTAAATTATGAAAATTATTACTACTAGTTCTATGTCTATTATTTGTTCTGTCGTTATTAAACCATTCAGCAGCTATAGCTTTTCCAATTTTTAAACCATAGTCATAACTTAATTTTTCAGCATCGCTTACAGTTTGACTTGGAAAATAATTTCTAATACCAGAGTGTGCCATATTTATTATTTGATTATTCGTGAATTATTTCCAGTATTTATATACTTGGAAATACTTATATTTAATGGTTGCTTTTCAACCTTTGCATTTGGAGCGTATAAGTGTCTATTATTTGCCATTATAGCTAAACCACTACTTATTGATGCGTCAAATTTTGTTCTTTTATTTATATCAAATCTCGCCCAATCATTTAATAGAGCATTAAAATACAAATCTCCAAACGTTCCATCTTGTTTCATTCCAACATGATCTTGTATATACATCTCTATTGCAGCAGCGTGAGCTTGTTTGATATCTTCAGAGGAATTAGGTATACCTCCAACTTCTTTTTCTGCTATGGATAATTTATTCCATACTTTATCCGGTCTATTCATAGAGAAACCTCTATATCCTCTTCTTCTTAAATAATAAAGAAGTCGAGGTTTATTATTCTCTGCTAACATTGGCATACCGTAAAATACTAATGCCATTAATACATCTTCAAAGAATATCT